AAAGCTATCATATTGATGATGTGAGCTGTAAATGGTGAAACCAATGGAAAATGTAATTATATGAAAGAAAAGAGGTTTCTATATGAATAAATTTATAGAAAAAGTTATTTCTGAAGTAAAGAATATTTATAAGGATAGATATATTGATATAAGTGATGATGAAATTAAAGTAGTCTGGTTTTGTAAAACTTTACAGAATGGTAAAGTATTGATAGCTATAATAAAGCCAGGTTTTAATGATTACTACGAAGCAACATACAATGGTGATCGTAAGCAAATATATCTTGACATATATAAGAAAAGTAGTAATATAGTACTTGATTGCAGTACTATTGAGGAGAGTTTATTTTAATAAGAAAAGAGATAGATATATGAAAGTATTTATTAGTCAACCTATGAGAGGTTTGATGGACGAAGAAATCACTCGTTTAAGAGAAGATGGAAAGAAGAAATTTTTAGAAATATATAAAGGTAAAGAAGAAATTGAGTTTATATCATCTTTTGAAAATGATTTGCCAGAAGATGCACCACCATTATATTTTTTAGGTAGAGCACTCCAGATGTTATCAAAAGCTGATATAGTTTTATTTATTGGAGATTGGAAAAGTGCAAGAGGATGCCGAATGGAGCATTTGGCTTGCGAAGAATATGGATACACGATTTGTGAAGTATAAAATTATATTACACCAACATATTATTAGGGGATAGGACCAAAAAAAAAATATACGCTTTGTTTGGCAAGGAAATCGTACATACGGTTAGTGTTGCGTTTGTATATATACCCCTTATACATGGACTTAGGGGATAAAAAGCGTATTTTCGGTTATATGTTTAAGATGTGTGCTAGGGTTTGCCGTGAGTGTTACACTTAAGATAACCATAGGCGGCGTTTGTATGGGATGCACATCGACTATAATCAACCCAAAAGGGTCCTATTCCACCTGTGTGCTTGTAGCTCAGTCGGTAGAGCACTTGACTTTTAATCAAGTTGTCGAGGGTTCGATTCCCTCCAAGCACATTTGCCGTATGTGTTACGGTATTAAATCATATATCGAGATGCACCAGTAAGTCACGGTGTACTCCTTTCAAATACTTATATTTACCTTAGATACAGTGTACTTGCTCACACTGTATCTATATTTTATTAAAAAAAATAACTAGCATAAGCTAGGGTGTAGAGATAATATTATCTCTACACCAAGTTGATTTACTTAGAAGCTTTTTCTACAAGCTCTTTGCAAATCTCTATAGCATGTTCCTTGGTATCAACGGCTGCTATAAAACCGTTTAAGTGGCAGAAGCTCACTTTACCATCAGTTATCTCGCTAATATTTGGATTTCCCCACCATTCGTGAGGTAGGTCTATTCTCGCAGCTTTATCCGTATATGATACAGGAACTACCTGAATATTCCATCCACCTCTAAGAGATGGAAATATTACAAATTTGGGTTCTTCTTTAGCAGTAAGTTCACCCCAAGGTACGAACTTTTCTAATACAATTATTCCGTTCTCAGAGTTGGCTTCGTATTTAGCAAGAGTTTCCTGTGCTCTCTCAGTAGACTTAGCTGAGTTGATAAACATTTCGAGTACACTTTTAGCTTCATTTACAGCTTGTTTGAATGCTGCTGCTGGTATTAGCTGACAATCCCAAGCAGGATTGAACATGCTTATGAAAAGACTTAATGGATTCTTCTCTCCAGTACAGTCTGATAAGTCAATAGGTTGAACTAATTCTCTATCGACTTTTTGGAAGGATTCCTCTGTCTGGAAAAGACTCCTTCCAAATCTTTCCCATAACAGACCGAATGATGAATATGGAACACCATTCGGTCTAACTGGTGCTCCTTCAAAGTGGTGATCGAATTCACCACCACCGATATCATATACGATGCCTTCGAAATTCTCAGGAACTTTAAATCCTCTCTGAATTTCTATCTCAGGATTAAATAATACCAATAATGCAGATGCAAATACATCGTCTGCGTGGAATATTCCACCATGTGTGAAGGCTGTTGTTGCGTTATACATTTTACCATCGCTACCTACCAATTCTACGTTATACATAAAAACTCCAATTCTCCCCGTTAAGCCTGATAGGACATCTACAAAATTATTAATTTATTATTACAGAAATAATATATATATATATATCTAAAATACGATTAGATATATAAGTTATCTTGAATAGCTACCATCACGCAGTACTACTGGTAACCCATATGGAAATATCTCGGAACACAATGCCTCTTTAAATCTTGAAACATCTTCACTATTATAAAACTCAGTATATGACACATCACCTTTGTATATCCACTTCGCAGATAAATAGTCTAACTTAACATAACAGTGTAGTTTACCATCTATCCTTTTTACACTAAATTCTCCAAACTTACCATCGTATATAAACTTACAATTTGAAGATACTGGACCATTATCAATACTTGTATATTGCATTTCAGTAAATATTATATTTGGTACAGTATTTTCATTGTCAGGTATATCATCATATTCCGAATATAATTTTAATCTCTTTAAATATTCCTTTATTGGGATATTATCAATACATACATTATAATTTTCCATAAAATTAAGTATGGAATCAATATCATCATTACTATCATATATTAAATCCATATCAATCATATCGATATATAATATCGAATGTATAGATGTATTGGTACCATTTATGTCTTTTTTATATAACTGAAGATGAGTTGAAGATATATTCAATTCATAAATTATACCCGTGATAGCTACTCTATTATTATATGTATGACCGTTGGTAATCAGGTCTGTTGTAATTCTGGGTAAACAACCATGGTATACTATAATACCGTCTTCCATATTCATCATTTCTATCAAATCCTTTCTCTAATATTTATATAATTAATTATCATCGTTATTTTGTCGGTCTGTATACATTGTATGAATTACATCATAAAATGCCTTCAGTGTATGTATTTGATATGAAACAGGGCGTTTATATTTCATACTAGCAATGTAGGTCATCTCAACTGCATCAAAATATATATTAAACCACTTATCTTTGATTTGTTTCATTATATTCTTAAACCACGATCTCATATGTATATCAAACGAGTCAGGAATTTCAATTTCTTCATACTTATTTTTGATATTTTCTAATAATTCAGTAATCTCTTCATTATGTATATAAACATTAACCCCACTGATCATTTTAAATAACAGAATAAGATGTGCAGATAATTCAATCATATCTTGATTACCTATATCATGATAACAACTATTGAATATCGTTACTTCATCAAGATTCTTTGATGTATCGATATCATAACACATGCCAATAAATAAACCATTTACTTTCATTTTTTTTTAATCTCCTTTTAAAACAAAAATATTATTTACATGAATCATTACTTTATTTTGATTCATGTAAATAATATATATATAATGTGATTACTTTATACCAAAGTAGTTATCAAGTCTCATATACTTAATCAACTCAACACATCTCATCAATACATCAATTAATTGAGTACCATCATCTAAATCATCTATACTACTAATACTTGATACATAGTACCTATATAGTCTATACTGTCCACCAGTAGAAAGAATAAACTCATGAAGTTCATGGATTTGTATACCTTCTCTATCTTCTATAATATACTGAAGAAGAACTTCCACAACCCTTTCTACAAACAGTTTATTCAATATTAGTGTACAAGCCCTGCTGTATAGAACCAATCTATCTCTATCGAGCATATCGTTTATTAAACTGAGTAATGCTGATAAAATACTATAGTTATCATTGTCTTTACTAGAATTAACTAATTCTTCCAATATAGATACAATAGTATCAAATTCATGTGCTTGGTTCATACAAACAAACCTTTTTAATTCTTCAAATCTTTCCTGTAAATTCATTAATTTAAAAATCCCCTTTCATTATAAAAATATTATCTATTTGAATCTAATAACGTGATTCAAATAGATAATATATAGATTTAGTCTACTATCAATTCTTTAGCATATGGTAGAGTTTCTATCCACTTACAGAATTCTTTCCACTCATCAAGCTTATGGTTCTTTCTTGATTTATAGATATTAATGAGTGTCTCATAATTAAAAGTACAAGTCCTCAACTGGTTATAACTACTCGGTAACATCTGTATTAATGCATACCATAATTCTCTGTCTTTGGTATCTATATACTGTAATCGTATAGTTTCTAAACTATGTACATATGTCTTGAATAACTCTAATTCTACGTTACCTAAATGGTCATGAGAGAAATCATCTAACTCAAATGGCTTAGAATGAATCTTATGCATAGTAGAAGTAGAGTTTGCTACTGTAGCAACTTTATATGTATCATACTCTTTCCACCAATACATTGGTGCTAAAATATCAACAGATACAAATATCTGTCTTAAATATTTTCTATGGTCTGCAGTTCCTGCTTTTCTTAATCTAGTAGCTAATGATAAATCATTCTCTCCTAATATGAAGTTATTATTTTCATCATAGTAACTATCCATTTTATTCCAAGAATTCATAGGGTTTCTAGCCCCTCTTATAGCATTCTCGAAATTCATTACATTTACTTTGTCTATTTTAATCATAATAAACCTTTCTTATATTTATATTTTTATTACTAAGTGATTTTGAATATAAATAACTACCAAGTATAAGGATATTCAAAAAACAACCGATTAACAAGACCTAAAAGAAAGGAAAAACTTATGAATAGTTTAGGATATTCAGATTATGATATAGAAGCTATTATTGTAGAGAATGAGATATCTAGAATATCGAATGCTTTTAGAATAATAGATCTTACATATAAGCAAGCTATAGATGATGCTCATTGTAAAGTATTCAGAGAGTCTGGTACATATGACGATTTGGAAAATCTATACATGGAAGCAGAACAGAGAAAGTCACAAGCAGTTGGTGGTGTTTTAACAAGAATTGCTCAGGCTTTTGATAATATATTTGGTCGTATATTAGATGGTATAACTAAATTTTTAACAGGAGTTCGTACAAAAAATCCAAATGAACTTGTTGAATATGATGCTAGTTTAGAGGATAGATTGAAAGATGGAAATACAATACTTGCAAAACTGAAAAGTTTATTAAATACTGGAAGTAAATTAGCATTTGGAAAAGTTCTCGGTACAGTTATAGCATTTCTACTACCAATAGTAACAAAAACTTATGTAAAAAGAAAAATAAAAAAAGCAGCAGCCACTCAGGTTAATGCTCTTTTTGATAGAGCTGAAACTATGTCAAAGAATCTAAAATCAACAGTTAGTAGTGTATTTACAAAATCTACTGGTGAAGACCTTAAAGATGGAGAAGCACAAGGATTCTGGAAAAGTGCATTATCGTGGGCTGGTGGTCTATTATCAGCAACATCTCCTAAGAAGAGTTCTAATGAAGGTGATAAAATTAATGGAGCTGGTAAAGTACCACAATATACTACACCTAAAGTAGATACAAAATAAAAAAATGAAGAGTAGAATAATTTAAAATTATTCTACTCTTCAGAAAACTAATTATGGCTTACCTAGTTTATCAGTTTGTTCTTTTTAAGATTGATTATATGGGCTAATCCCATCTTATTAATCCTAATATCAGCCTTCTTAATAAATGCATAAATACATTCAATATTAGGTAAGAACAAACTGCAAATCTTTCCAAAGGCAAATTTACCTTTCTTGTAAGTCATTAAATCATACTTGCCTATATTGTCTAGACTTGGGTCATTGTCTACCAATACAAACCTAAACATATCGTTATCGCTGTCAGCTTTGTAGTATATATCATAAAATGAATTATATTTAGCCACATAAACTAACTCCTGATTACGATACTCTTCTTTCATTGTTACAACTGCGTTCATTTTTTTTACCTCACATATAAAATTACTTTATAACTCGACACACTAATGAGTTACAAGGAAATAATATATAGTTATAAGGTTTATTGGTTATCCGTACTTCCAAATCCACCATCTCTAATAGTATCTACTTCATCACCTTCTACTTTCTTAAATGGTGTAAGTATTCCCTGACATACAGCAGTACCTTTCTTAAAATCAAGATATCTTGGTATATCATTCGGTTTAAAAGGATATAATGTAGGATTTGGAATACTATCATCTATACTAATATATCCAAGTTTATCATTTGAAAATCCTGAATATATTATTTCGATCATTATATGACCTTCATTACTACTATGATAATAATCAGCATCTACTATACCAACTGTATTTGCAAATACTAAATGATACTTGAATCCATGCCCACTTCTAGGGAATAACTCAAGAACCAAATCATTATCCATCTGACATCTTATTCCTGTTGGTACTATCAGTACACCACCTAAGTCAATACTGATATCATGTGGTAAGAAGAAATCATAACCTGCAGAATCTTTAGTTCCTCTCTTAGGTAATTTTATACCTTCATAAATCTTAGTTATTATCTCATCAATATTTGGTACATTTGCTAACTTAGGATAATAGTTAAGCAAATCTTTCTTATATTGCTCCAGAGATACCTTTTCAAATAAATTCATTTTCTTACTCCTTAATATTTTTAATCATTTATTTATTGTATTATAAACTATAAAACACAATGCATTAATAGTTTAGAAATATGAAAGGAAATTATATCAATGATTAATAAGCTTAATCGAAATATGATTAATGATATAGAAGCTTCTTTTCAATTATTGAAAGAGGATAAGAATAATCCAGATGCTTTAAGTACTATAAAAAAATCTCTTGAAGCGGGATTACCAGATTTCATATTCAATATATCAATAACTCCTATTGAAAATAATCAGAGAGATTTATATTTTATCATGTCAGTATTCCCAGATGAATCTACTGTAGATAAGATAATTACAAATCTTGCAAGTAATGAATCTGATATAAAATCAATACAGAGATTATGGGAATTGAATAAAGTTTGGAATATAGAGATTGATGAAAGAATACTTATGGAGAAACCTCTTGGCTTTACTGCAAGAGAATTAACAGCTATGTTATTGCACGAAATAGGACATATAGTAATTTCATCATCTATACCAAATAGAATCTCTATAATAATAAAATATGAGCTTCTTAAATCTAAATTCAGTAATAGAATGATGTTAAGAGATAAAATATTTAGAAGTATTTTATCTATTCCAATTCTTGATGCTTGTGTATCTGATTATGTAAGAAATGTATCAAGTCTTAAAGAAGAAGTAGAAGCAGATTCATTTGCAGCTAAGATGGGATACAGAAGAGACTTAATTACTGCTTTAAAGAAAGTAATGGTTATCAGTAAATCATCTGGTAGACAAACTGTAAATGATAAAATTGTGAATGGAGTTAAATTAGCTCTTTCTACAGTTAATGATTTAGAGCAGAGAAATATTGAATTAAGTAAGAATAGATTATTTGGATTTAGAGAAGATGCAGGTAGTCAGTATATAAAAGACTTTGTTGAGTCATATATAGAAAAGATATATGGTACTGATGAGAGTAATTCTAGATTTAATAATGATAGACTTAATTACTTTATTGAGTGTGGAAATAAAACTATACAGGATAACTACTATACAGAGTTCTTCTTATTCAAGAAAGAATTGAAGAGAATAGACCCTGTTGAGATTGACTATATTGGAAGTAAGATAAGTACTATCCAAGATGAGAATGATAGAATGATGATAGTATCATATATCCATCACAAATTGGATTTAGTAGATTATTATATAGAAATAATGTCTAATCCAAAAACAGCATCTAAATATAGTATACCTCATACATTACCACAGTTAATGAAGATAAAGAATATTCTTACTGATTATAGAATACAAGCACTCAAACAACCATTACCTTTAAAGAATAAAGGATTATTAGTTGCTTGGGCTGATGGATATGAAGGATAAATAAAAAATAGAATACATAAGTAATCAATTACTTATGTATTCTATTAACTATTTTATTCTCATTAAATTTAGAATCATGTGATTCCATCCACTCTAGATTAATTTCTACTCTAGGTTTAACTGAATAGAATTTCTTAGATACTCCTTCTATTATCAGAGAATCATCTTCTAATAAAAATCCTTGTATCATATCACAATATGCTTTAGCAAGATTATCCCAATCAGGTTTACTTATTGGTCTAATAAATCCTAATTCTGCTAATACTTTATCTACACTAGACATTGATTTTGATATAGGCAAATATGAAATACATTCTATCTTACAAGGAGTAGTTATTAATTCTAACTCTTGATCTTTAATAAACTCTTTAAAGAATTTCTTATTATCAGAAGCTCCTTTTACATAGAATATACCATGTTTACCACTTCTTGGTCTAGGAGTAGCTTTTGGTACTAAATATAATATAAAAGATTTCTTTTTCCACTTAATGGAATTTATTCTTTCTACTTCATCATATACTTTTAATTTACTTCTACTTAAATTAGTTTCTTTTAAGAGATATTCTACTCGTTCATTATTAAACTTAGGGATATCTCCATATAGACTATTATATTCTTTTTGTATATTCATAATATTCTTAGAACGGTAATGCCGCCTTCAATACCTTATTTATAATATTATATGATGCAGTATTGATACCAGCGGATATATTATTGCCTATATCAAGAAGACTATTGGTATAAGTTTCAAGTATCGTTTTCCACTTTAGTGATATATTAGGGTTGGTTAAATCTAACCCACATGTAGTTGCTAGATATTCAACCAATGATGTATTCTCTACAAACATTTTTGGTGAACTACTTGGAGACATCATCAAATCAGAATATAAGTCATTTATCTGTATAGTAACATCAACTTCAGATGGAAGTCCAGATGTACTAAATGAATCAGAAACTTTCTGAATACTTATTGAACTTGCTATACCTAAATTACAAGTGAATGTATTATTTACATAAGCTTTCAATAAGAATGGTGAATTAAATGAGTTTGCTGATTGTTGTCTTGGCATTACTAATGCTAATAGATGCATCATTGGTACAAAGATATCATAAAAATAACCAAATCTAGTACCATAAGGAGTCTTTAAATGTATAGTGAACGAGTAACTCTTCGAGTACTCACTATTTTGATAAATATCAGGAATAATTAAGTTATTTCCCTTTAATGCTTCGGAACCCAGATTTATAATTCTACCAACAGCAGTACCAATTCCGTTTGTTCCTAGTATTGCACTAACACCACCTTGCATTGCAGATGTAACACCTTCTGTAAAACTACTCAATGTTGTACTATCGATACCTCCAGAGTTTGCCATAAATGCTACTTCTTTAAGAGTTGATGAACCTTGGTCTAATAATCCTTTAAATGAAGAAGCTCCAGTACTATTTGATAAACTTTCATCTGGTGATACTTCTGAATCTATATAAAATTGGACATAGTTGTATGATTTTGACAATGATGTTAATGATTCATTATAACCACCACCTTTATCATCAATCTCATCAAATAATGAAGAAACTCTGCTTATTCTACTAGCCATAGAACGACCAGCTTTATTATTCCATTTATATCTTCTCCAATCATAGTTCCAAAAGTCTGCATTCCTTGCACCAGGTAATCCATCAGACCCATCTCCTATTTGTAAGAAAGATGCACCAACTCTACATAAAGCATTTACATATTGCATATAGTCATTATATGCTGGTTGGAAATCATATAGTTTCATATCTTTTTCAGTAGCATCTGCACCTAATGCAGATTTTATTGATATACCAGCATCTGATGCTGATAACAGAGCTTGAGCTGTACTCATTTTTCTACCTTTACCTTGACCTGGTAAGAACGCAGGGTTTCCTGGTATTACTGTACAAATAGGTGCTTCTAATAATATATTTTCTGTAAAGTTCTTTCCTACTTCTGAAGAAATTCCAGTTACTCTAGGATCAACTAATGGAGTAAATTGATATGGTACACCAAATAATCTCATAGATAAATTTGATGCATCTCTCAATGTCTTAGTTGAACCAGAAGAACTTCTTCTTTTTCTAGAGGTAGAAGAACTACTACCGCTTGATTTCTTTTTTGTATTTTTTAAACTTCTACTTTCTTTTTTAATAGATGCTTTTTTCTTAGATGTGGTAGTTTTTTTAGAACCACCAACACCTTTACCACTTTTTTTCTTAACGCCTCTAGCCATTAATTTACCCACCTTTTATATAAATAATGGATAACCCTAGGTATTTCCTAAGGTTATCCACTTGTTTTTTGGTTAATTAATATCCGCCTTTAGCTATAGCTCTAGCACTTATTTCATTTTTAGATACATTATTCATACCAGCTGTGCTTGCATTAAAATTCTGAGCTGTATTTCCATTAGTTCCAGTAAGAACTATGTTATTAGTTCCACCATTACTAACAGTTGTATTTCTCAAATTATTAAGCATATCCAACTTGCTTGATGCACTACCTGTATTAACTGCTATTGTAGCTAATATCTCAAGAGCATTTATTAAAATCTCTTCTGTTGTATTATCTGGAGTAGTACTGATATAGTTACCTATATTTGAACTACTATTTGTTGTAGATGATAATAAGTCACTAGTTGATACACTAGCACCAAATCCACCAGTCATTGATTTCTTAGCTTTAGTTGTAGCTCTTCTCATTCTACTCATATCTCTATTAGATAGATTTGAAGTACCACTACTTCTTCTGATACCAGTTCCTGAACCACCTGTACTAGCAGATGCTGTAAGACCATAATCAAGATATTTACTCATCGCCTTACTTATATTTGGTCCCCATTGCTTATCAGGTATCTTACCAGCACTATCTACGAATGCATATCCTATCTTAGCACCACCGCCAAGTCCTGAAATATCTAAAATAGATTTTTCATTTCTCTTTGTATAGTAAGTTTTATTAAGTGCAAATGTGTATCCATCAAATGCTTCACCAACACTTGACCATTGTTTAGCATTACCTGTTGGATTTACATTAGTAGCACCCCAACCCCAAAGGTTATATTTTTTCTTAGCGATATTACTTGTTCCCAAACCAGATTCTTGAGTAGCAATTCCTAATAATGCAAGTGCACTAATTCCATATTTATCCTGAGCAGCCTTAATTGCTGCAGCATCAGATACTTTAACTACAGAATCCTTACCAGCTAATTTAGTAGAAATAATCTTCTCAATACTATACTGGTCTAACATTGGAAGTTTCTTAATATCAGTTTTGTGTAATATATCTGCTGATGTAGGAGGTATCTTTTGACCACTAGATACTGCTGTTGGGAATCCAGTTGCCTCAGATGAACCCGTTGACATAGCAGCTTCTCCAGGTACCTCTAAACCAGCTGTTGGATTAATTATTGGATTAATAACTGAAGAGTAATCAGTGTTTGAATAATCTCCAGCAAGAGCTCTACTACCAGCCTCACTCATTAATCCTGAGAATAATGAAGATAACTGACTGAATTTGCTTTGAGGTTGCATACTCATGCTTCCAGTCGTAGTAGCTCCACCACTACTTGGTGTTGAAGAAGCTATTCCAGAAACATCACTTGATACACTTGATGCGTCTGTCATATTGGCATCAACTGTTACATCAGTTGAACCCCAACCTAAAATACCAGTAGCACCAACGGTTCTTGTTTTAAGAGAAACAGCACCACCATCGCGTTCTATTTTATTATCTGGAGAGGTATTTCCTTCTATAGTATATACAGTAGTTCCGTTTACACCAACAACAACACCAGTATGTGATTTCTTATAGAAGATAACATCACCTGGTTTTGGAGTTTGTGATGGCTCTAACCATTTACCAGCTTTCTTAAATTTACTTACATTTGCTGCACATCCTGCAGTAGTAGCACCATATAATGTATTAGATGCAAGACCTTTATCACCACCAGCAGCCTGTTCGAATACCCATACCACGAATGTGGCACACCATGGTTGTCCGTTTGCGTGTCCAACATCACGAGCATACTTAGTAAAGTTATTAGGTCCAGATTGACTAGCTGCATCAGCTTTCTTATCATCAAGATTTCTAGTACTTGTCTTTTCAAGATATCCTAATTCAGCTTGAGCAATTGCAATAATCTTAGATGATGTAATACCACCTCTACCACCTTTTATGAAACCATACTTAGCCTGACCCATTTGTTTTACCATGTATGGATCCATGTTACCTACAGACCATGCAGAAATAGTATTTCCATTCAACTGGTTAGGAGAAACTGCTTTTGAATAACTCTTGCCTCTAGGGTCATTTATTAAGATATTTCCACTGTTATCTTGTCCTACTGCAACTACATAGTGTCCTGCGTTAGTATAAGTGCTTCCACCTTTACCTAATAAGACTACTGGGTTACCTGAAGCAACACGATTAGAAATATCAAATCCACTAGGGTTATCAATTTGAGAACTGGATAATCCACTCATTGCTGCCGCTTGACCAATAAATTTACTATTTGTACCAGTATTATCTCTATTACCAGTCATCTTAGCCATGTTAGCCATTTGCATAGGTGTAACTTCCTGTCTTGCTTTAGCTGTATTAACAGCCATTGCCATTGCAGTAGGTCCACAACCTGCATTACCCATAGTAGCATTATCTGCACCCATATTATAAGCTTTACCAGCCCATCGTGGGTCATTCTGTGAGAAGTATGATGCACCGTTTACTACTTCACCAAATCCACCAATAGGAAGATTCTTAGAAATACCTTTTCCGTATCCACCAACTCCATTACCACCTTTATTTCCACCACTTAACCAGCTTGTAAATTTACTCCAAGCATCTTTAGCAGCATTGACGCCTTTATCCATTAAGCTCTTGGCACTATCACCAATACTCTTAGCAGCATTAGCTATTCTCTTATCTTTAACTTGAGCTTCTCCTTCTGTAAGTAAACCAGAAGCAATCATTCTTTGTACATCATCTTTTGGAACATTTTCCTGTATTATATCACCTAATGGGTTATAGTATGTATAGGTATTACCCATTGCTACATAATATGAGCCATCATTATAATACCAAGCAGTTCTCTTAGTTTTAGCACCAACAAGACCACTCCAGAATCCTAGGATATCTCCACCTTTATCAGTAACCTTCTTAAAGAATTTACCAGCAACATTACCTACAGTTTTAGCTACATCACCGAATAATCCAGAAATTTTACCCCATTGCTCTTTAAGTATTGACATATTTGCACTATACTTAACACCCCATCTTTGAGCTAAAGGTATTTCACCTTTTACAAGCATACCTGATGCAATAAGAGTATCAACTCTTTCTCTATCAATACCTTCTCCCATTAAATCACCAGTAGATGTATAATGGTTGTATTTCTCTCCAGCTTGTACATAATATGAACCATCTGAGTCAATCCAACAGATATTCATCATCATTTTGAATTTAGATATAGCTTCATCTTTTAATGAATTAAATCCACCTTTAAGAACGTTCATCAGTGGTCCACCAACGTGTTCTTTAAAGCCATTCCAAGCATCAGATAATACAGGACTTATTTTACTCCATGCATCACTAAGAGCTTTTTTACCACCCTCAATTAGTATTTGTCCATCAGATTTCTCTGCTTCATAAGTACCTTGCTTTAATTGACCAGTTGTAATCTTAGCGATAAGTACATCTTTATCGATACTATCTTCAAGTAAATCACTACTTGCACTATAGTGCTTACCATCACCAGTATAATAAGAACCATCTGGTGCATAATAGCAAACTTTCTTTTTACTGAATAATTTATCTAATAATAAAGCACCAACAGGTCCACCAATAACGGCACCGACAACTCCAGCTTTATGTTCGCTTAAGAAGTTACCTATTTTCTTAGCATTATCAGTTATTCCTGTCCATAAACCACTAAGAGTTTTAGAAGTGGTATTCCAAGCATCAGATAGCATTTCTTTAGCTTTACCAGTAATTTCTTCAAACTTAGATTTCTCAAATGTATAAGTACCTTTTTCCAACTGACCACTATTTATCATGTACTGTAATCTGGTACTTTCAACCTTATCAAGTTTTGTTCCATTAGCAGTATAATGCTGTCCACTTATATCATAGAAAGAACCATCTGCATCATAGAATACATCTTTATCTTTAGAGAATAAAGCATTTAATCCTTTACCTATGAAATGACCAGCTATAGCACCAACAGGTCCGCCGAGAGCCATTCCAATTACAGCACCTTTATGCTTACTTACAAACTTACCAATTTTACCAGCAGTTTCTGCAACCTTAGCACCAAATCCCTCAGTTTTATTCTCAGTCATTTGAGAAACATCAACTGACTCTGCACTAACGTAACCTAAATCAGTACCATCAGCTCCAGTAACTTGATATGTACCATCTTGGTTTTTCTTATAAGTATTTCCTTTATCATCAGTATAACTGGTGTCACCTTTCCAGAATTTACCAAACTTAAAAGCAGCACCTTTAACAGCTTTACCCACGATAGTAGCTCCCTTATCCATAAGAGAACCATTCTTTTTAGTATTCCAATCTAAGAATGAATCATATGATGCTTGATAAGTACCATCTTTCACTCCTTGTTCGAACATCTCATAAGTAACGTCTTCTCCTATGATACCAGCTCTCTTCTGAGTTTCATACTGTTGTCGTAGCTTTTCATCTCTTTCACCAAGATAAGCATTATGCCATTCATCTTGAGCATTATCCAATAATTTAGCTTTCTCTGAATCAGAACCAACTATTACTTTATAAAGACCAACAGCCATTGAATGTAATAGGTCTACACCCATTATACTTCCAACCATTGAGAATACAACATCGATGATACTACCAATTAGTGTACCAGTAACAGCACCAAATACACTAGCAATAATTTTCATAGTACCATCAACTTTATCTGGTGGTACTTGGAAAAGTTTAGCAGTACCAGATAATCCATTTAACGCATTTAATGATGCAAATGCAACTTCAGTTAAACCAGCTGTAATAGCTGCACCAGTTACATGTCCACCAGTAATTGCAGATATCTTAGCTGCCATTTTTTCAGCTATATCATCCCATGAACTCTTTAAAGCTTTTATAATACTAGATGGTCCATATTTAAATACTCTTTCAGTAACTTCTTCTCCAGTTTTTTTGGCAAATTTATCTGTAATCATCTTGAAGAAATTATCAATATATCCACAGATTTTTGATAATAAGCCATCACCAGCAGCAGCTTTCTGAGATATTGCTTTACCAATATCATCACCTACACTACCAACTTTATTCATAGCTTTGGTTACTATACCATTCTTACCAGTTACAACTGTATCATATAATTCAGCATTATCTGCAAGACCGTTTGCTGCATGCAATGCTGCTTCTGCGGCATCATCTGTATTATTCTTAACTACCTGAGTTACAGTTTCTTTACCGAATAAAGCATTACCGACTTTACCACCAATATTCTTGACAGCTCCACCGACCATATTTAAGCCTTTACCGATACCCTTATTGTAAGTTTTAGCACCAAGTAAAGCTCTTCCTACATTGAAACCTAATTTAAGTCTACCTTCAGTATGATGGGTTGCTTCTCCCATTGAGTTGGTAATTATATTACCTTTTTTGATTTCTTCTATCTCATACCCAGCTTGTTCTTCCATGGTGTTGCCATTAGTTCTGGTAGCGTTCTTTTGAGTCCAAGCACCATCTTTAATAGCATCTCCACCAGCACCGCCAATAAATGTACCTATAGCACTAGCAATACCACCGATTCCATTAATTAATGCTCCCATCATTCCTGGGAAATTCTTAATTAACCAACCACCAATTAGTAATGCACCAGCAGTAATCAAACCTTTCTTAGAGAAGATAGCATCCCAGCCTTTCTTGAAGTTATTAACAGCACCACCATTTTCTTTAGTTGCTTTAACCATATCTTCACGGTATTGCTTCTCTTCAAGTTTAGCTTTTTCTTCTTCTTTTTCTTTTCTTATTTCACTAGCAGTTTTTGCTTCATCTAAAGCTTTCTTCTGATTGTCATTAGCCATATCATTTCTAGCTTCTACTAATATCTTAGCAGCATCAGCTACAGCAGCCGCATGGTCAGCTGAAGTTTTAGCAGCACCAATAGCAGTATTAGCATTAACCATTCTAGCATTTCTGTCTTCATCAGAAGCTTCCTCTAATGAATCATTACCACTAGTTTCTTCACTATTACTGAAGAAAGAACTAAAAGTTCTTCTACCATGTTTAACTGCTTTTGTAGCAGCTTTAGTAGCTTTGTTAGAAAGAACTTCAACACCTTTCTTACCGACGTTGATAAGTTCGGCACCAGCTTCTCCTACAAGAGATAAACCTGATTTAATAAGACCACCAACAAAGTGCTGTTCTACATTCTCACCAGATTCAATAGATGCATCTTGTACTTCATCTACATCTTCTGTCTCTACATTATCTTCAGTACCAGTCATCTGTAATAGTTTCAGATAAGCTCTAGGATCGTGTTGTTTTAACCATAACCTAGCTTCTTTACTATCTTCATCAAACTGACCATAAGTCTTGTCCATGATGAATTTAGTAACTTTATCTGCTGTAAAGTATTTCTTTATTCTCTTAAACTCATTAAGTAAATGAGAACCTTTGAAACCTTTTTTAACTCCTCTAACAGCATTTACTACAGGTCTAGCAATATCATTACCTATTTGAGAACCTATAGTAGGAGCATTAACTTCTCTACCATTTGCTCCTTCAATAGCATTTCCGATACGAGTTCTTAATTCATCATCTGTTGTACTTTCATCAAACATGATACCCATGCTCTTAGCTTTTTCTCTAAGGTCATCAGTACCCATAGAGTTTAATGCACTCATTGCATTAGTAGCTTGAGATGTGTTATTAACTGCTTTAGATTCACCTTTGATATTAGCAACGATAGCTGCAACAGCATCTGATATATGCTTTAAGAAGAATACTTGCTTATCATCAGTTGTAAGTTTATTAACATCTGCTTTAGCAAGTTGGTCTACTGTCATATCACGAGAGCCACCTTTTAACTTAGCAAATGCTCTTGGGTCATTAAGCTGTAACCATTTTCTAGCTTCATTACTATCTGCACTAAATTGACCTTTAGTTGCTTTAGCTATTATTCTTGCATTTGCATCATGCTGTTTATTTTTCTCATATTCTTCTTTTATTTGCTGTCTCTTCTCTTCATAGTCTGCTTTATTTAATCTCATTCTTTCAGTGAGAGAACCGAATAATCCGTTTTCTCCCATCTGTTCTCTGAAATGCTCAGCCCACTTAGAATTAGAAAATCTTTCTCCAATAGTCTGGTCACCTATTTTAATATTACCAACAGCTCCACCAACTTTTTTACCGACAAATTTAGCTGCATCAGCTACTTTACCTAATAATAAGAATGGAGATTTAAGAATATTAAAAAGACCTTTAAAGAGTAATTTAATACCACTAGTAATTCCAGTTTTAATTAAGTTACCAACATCTTTTACAAATGACTTAAGTACTCTTACTGGTAATAAATTATCAAATTTTTCTTTAAGATTAAATGCTTTTATCGTAGCCATGATAATAGCACCAGGTGCTTTAGCTGCTGTAGATAAAGCAGTATAAACTGTATGTACTCCTTTTGATAATAACTGTCCAGCTGCATCTGTAATAGGAGCAAATAAATCTTTTACTTCACTAACTATACTGGAACCAATACCATGTAGTATTCCTCCAACACCATTAGTGATACTGGAAACCCAACCACCTAATTTATCAGCTACAAATTCTGCAGCAAATCCAAGAGGTGCAAGTATCTTATGTTGTAATACATTTAAGCCATCAGCCATTATATATTTAAACTCAGTCTTTAAAGGACCAAGAATATTTGCATTTATATAATTACCAATAACTCCAAATACACCTTGTCTCTTAGTCTTTTCACCATTACCTAAGTTTAATCCATCTTCTTTACCAAGGAAAAACTCTTTTAAATTTTTACCTTGAGAAGCTATTCCTAAACTTAAACCTGCTATAGCACCTACTATAGGTCCACCCATGAGTGCACCCATAACACCACCAGCAATAGCACCAGTACCAGCCATTCCTAATATCTGAGTACCTTGTTCACCAAGAGCTTCAGTTTCTTTTCCAGAACCTGAAAAATGTGAAGACCATGCATCTTTAATTCCTTGCATGAATCCTTTTTGACCTTTTTCAGGGTCACCTAACCAGAATTTCTGGAATATATCTGATTTAGTTAAGATACCGCCAGCAAGTCCCATGATTGCTCCACCAACAGGACCACCAACTAATGTACCTAATAGACCACCACCAGTTATCATTCCACCAACAGCACCAACTGCTGTAGAACCTATTAAGTGGTCTTTATTATCTTTAAAGAATTTCTGTGTTTGTTTAGAGATAAGACCTTTTACTTCATTACCATCTTCATCTTCTCCGCCGAATAAGAATTTCTGGAATTTCTCACTCTTGGATAAGAAACCTGTAATTGCACCAATACCAGCTCCGACAAATGGACCACCAATGACTGAACCTAAAAATCCACCCATTGATATTCCTCCGATAGCACCAACTGCAGCACCAGTTGCTCCTGCACCAGCATTATCTTTAAGGAATCCCATTACTTCTTTAGCTTTATTTTTGCCTTCTTCTACATGACCTTCTGTATTTTCGTCACCAAAAAAAGCTTTAGTCCAACCAGTTATACCAGAAGTAAAAATATCTTTAGCTCTATCAAATAAACTAGGACCAGATGCTTTAGATGGGTCATCTTTATATTCTCCAGTCTCTGGGTCTTTTACTTTACCAAAGATTTTAGCCATAATTCCATCTTTAATAGAAGTACCAATTGATGCAAAGTTATCTTTAACTTTATCAATAGTATCATTAAAGAATCCTTTTACGTTATTATATAAATCTGATAAAACTCCACCTTCGTATTTATTAGTCTCTTCATTCTTAGTACCGAAGAAGAATATCTTAGCTTTAGATGATATATCTTTAAATACACTTTCTACATACGTAGCAGCGTTATTTATTAAACCAGGTAAATCACCACTGAATATAGATTTTACAGTTTCTACGGCACCTTTTCCAACTCCTTTAATAGTTGACGTTATATTTGATAAATGGTCACTACCGCGACCACCTATATTCATAGTAGCCATTAGATTAGTCCATATATCATTAATACTTTGACCAACTGTAGGTGTTGTTGATGAAGCCGCTACAGCATCATTTACTGCCTCCACACCAATATTATCATATTCTTCATTGGTATAAGCTTTTCTTGCAGACTTTCTTCTCTTATTTTTGCCTTTGTATGTAGCAAACTTTCCATAGCCCATAACTGTATCTAATGCATCATCAATACTCATATCATTGAATAAAGAAGCATCTAAATGATTAACATTTCTTGCATCAGTTATTATATCAACAGCACCTCGTCTTCCAGCCTGAGCCATATAACGACCTGTATTAATATCAGCTATTGAATTTTTATCTTTAGCATACATTTTTGATACATAATCAAGAAGGTTTTCTTTTACACTAGAATGAGCTCCAAGCCCTTTTATTAATTGCAATAATTCTGGGAGATTAATAGTTCTATTTTCTCTTTCGAGTTTTACAAATAATTCTTTGATAGTTCTATCATACTCATCTCTAGTATCTTCATATGCTTTAACATCTTTTTTAGAGTTACTCTTAGGACCTTTTAAGTCACCAAGTATTTTGTATATATTCTCTCCAAACTTAGTGTTATTAAATGCTGCTACTATTGAATCTTGAATATCATCTGCAATATTCAAATTCATTTTATCTCGAGTTATATATTTACCAGTACTTGCATTATAAAACTCTTCTTTATCTCTAGCGTTCTTTAAAGCATTCTTGTCTTTACTTTCTGCTATGACTTTGAGTAATGAGGTTTGTTCTCTAAGCTCTTTTGTTATTATCTCAGTTATAGCATGTTTTGTTTCTCCATCAAATGGGGTAGCACTTCTGTTTATATCAGCTCGTTTAAAATTCTTTTGTCTATCATCGTTAGCACCAAATGATTGACCTAAGAATCTTTTAACACCTGATAGGAAACTACTACCAGAGTCATTTGCCATATCTCCTAATCGAGATAATAGTTTAGGCATTGCATTTGTAAAAGTTACTTCAAGAGCTTGAAGTGTATTAGCCAACATTTTTGGCATAATCCAACCAACTAATCCTTCTGTAACCATACCAAGAGGGTTAGCTACCAATTGGTCTAACATCAAATCATTATCCACTAGACCAAGAGTCATACCAATGCTAGTTCTCTTAAATGCAGCCTTCATGTTCTGCTTTACATAATCTTTATATGATCTAATATTTATACCACCATTAGCTTTCATAACATCAGCCATGGTAAGTTTACCATTAGATTTATTATTATTCTCCTCTTCAGACATTCTACCCATTTTTTCATAGAAGGCTAAAGAACCTTCTATAAACTTACTCATATTTTCTGTATTGAAAGTATTTATAGAGGATAATTCTGAATGAATATTAGTTAGATGATTAACTATTTCAGCATGATTTTTTGCCATCTGGTGCATCATAGTAGATTGAACTGCTATATATGCGTCCATTGAGGCTTTTTGCATTTTTACTTGAGCAACCTGACCTTTAGCCATTTGGTCGCTAATTTTTAACATAGCTTCAGATGTACCAGAGTTCTGATATACATTATAAGTATTACCGTCTCCACCATCGTCTCCAAAGCTATATCCATCACCATCAGAACCAAATCCGAATGAATTCATCATAGCTTCTTCAGCACGTGCTTCATTATTGAGATTTCCAGATTTGATATCAGTTAGTGCATTTTTGTATGCTTTTTCAGCATACTGTACATATCTATTACCCCTTATAGTACCAGCAACTTTATCTATAGAAGATATGTTTTGCCTTGCAGATGTTACAAAATCTCTACCGATTTCTGCACCACTAACCGCAGTATCGTATATATTAGGGGTTATTCTCTGTATTACGTTTCTTGTACTAATACCAATACTTTTCATAGCTGATTGCAGCCATTTGGTATTGATATTCTTATTTGACATTCTTAAAAAATTGGCACCAGGTCCATTTTTAGCCATAGATTTACCAACCTTTCTTAAGTATATTAATTAGGTATAACCCATTACACCAATGTTTTTAGGGGGTTTAGTTAAGAGAAAATAAAAAAAAAGAATAGACCGATGGATTTAATTTATAATCCATCGATCTTATTTGTGAGGTTCGAAGTAATAAGGGTGTAATAATAAAAATACGTTCTTTACTTTTCTTTGGAGATTTTTACTCAAGTGGCTTGTTACATAATAAGTCACTTGTTTGTATGAAATTGGAAGCTACCGTTTGATTTGCATCAAACTACTTTTCCCGTCAATTGGGATTCTCTTTTCATATTCATGTGTGTCATAATGATATTCCTTATTACTTCTAAGTAGATGTTATATCAACAAAAAAGTTACTTCCATTTCTTTTTTCTCTTCTTTTCATCAGTATGGTCAATAAACCATTGATGAGAGTCAAAATCACCTTTTATTCTACCCCATTTACCTTTTTCGTCTAATTTATAGCTATTAACTTGGTCATTATTTAAAACTTCAATAATCCATTTTAAGTCTTCTATTACATTAGACTCTGTTAATGATATTAAAGTTTCTACTCTTCTATCCAAATTTCTAGTTAATAAGTCAGCACTACTTATATAGTACTCTGGGTGCTTACCATTCTTAAAGTAATATATTCTACTGTGCTCCAAGAATCTTCCTACTATAGAAGTAACTTCTAAATTCTTTCTAGGAATAATACTACAAGCACCTCGACATATTATTTTTACTTTAACACCAGCATCAGCTGCTTCATAAAGTTTATTCACCATTCTTATATCAGATAATGAATTTACTTTAATAAATATCTCGGCTTTACTATTTTTCTTAGCTAGAGAAATTTCTCTATCAATACATTTTTCTAATTGCTTCCTTAAATTTACAGGAGCATAGAAAACTTTATTAAGACTTTCATCTGGTTTATTATTACCACTAAGAATACTGAATATCATTAATAAGTCTCTACCTATCTTTTGCTTAGAAGTAAAGTAAGATAAATCAGTATATAACTTACCAGTCTTCTCATTATAATTTCCAGTAGCTACATGAGAATATATCTTAAGTTTATTTAGTTCCCTTCTTACTACTATACACATTTTACAATGAGTTTTAAGATACTCTTCACCTAGTACAACTTTAACTCCATTTCTCTGGAGTTTCTCAATAACTTTGATGTTATTATCTTCGTCAAACCTAGCTTTTATCTCTACCAGTACTACTACTGACTTACCGTTTCTTGCAGCATCACACAATGCATTTACTATAGGAGAATTAATACTAGATACTCTATAAAGAGTTTGTCTGATTACTTCTACGTTTGGGTCCATTGCACTATGTTGGATAAATTTAACTACTGTATCATAGCTATCATATGGGTGATGTAATAAAATATCCTCATTATTAATAGCATCAAATATATTATAGTAGTTTTCATAATTCTCATACTTAAATGGTTCAAATCCTTTATAGTTATTTTTACTATCAAGAATTCTATCTTTAGATAATACTTTATAATCTATAATAGATTTCTTATTATAAATATGACCATTAGGAATTTTAAATATAGAAGATAATAATGTCTCCATTTCATCGTCAGTATTTTCTCTTAACTCTAAGAATAAAGCTTTAGAAGTATTTCTCATATTAAGAGTATCAATCATTCTATCTACTATAAATCTACTTTCATCATGAGATAATATTACTGAAGCATCTTTAATTATTTTAAGTACTCCAGTAGATACTATTTCTTGATTAATAAATAAAGTATCTTTCATAAAGTATGTGATAATATCCTCTAATAAAAGGATATTATCACAAATCTGGTATATCCTTCCTATATTATTTAATAATGGGATTATTACTAATCTATCATTACCATTTCTTTTTACTATAGCGGATACACATACTGTACCTGAAAGTATATTATAATTTCCATCACTAATATCAATCGGTGTTATTAATGGGAAAATCATCTCGTCATATACTTCTTTTAATTTATCTTTCTCTTTCTTAGAAAGTTTATCTGGAGTTGTTAAATTAAGATTATGCTTATTCTTTAACTCCTTAATTAATATCTGGAATGTAGAGTTCTGATAACTAAAGAACTTCTTTATTCCTTTCAATAAATCTTTATAAGGTTCTTCATCTTTATTATTATAAGCATTAGAAAATCTAACACCTATAAATTCATCTAAGTTACTTTCAGTAATACCTAAGAAATTCATTCTTTCATTTAAAGGTATATTACTCTTAAGAGCACAACTTAGTACTCTTTGGTTAAAATCGAGCCAAGAGATATCCCTTGGCACGAATTTTCCATGTAACTTAGTTTTCTTAGTTTCTACCATATTATAATTATCAATGTCTAATTTCATCTTACACTACTTCTTTCCTAATTATGTTAAATACTAAATTCTCTAAATCTTCTTTATAGTGACAACTATATTTACAACTATCGTCTGCATTACTTATTACCTCACATTCGTCACTATTTATATATTGCATTAATGTAGGTGTATGGAAATCTCCCATATTTCCATATGTGTTAACCTCTACATTAAGTTCTTTTCTAGTAAGCTGATTAATCTCTTTAAAAGACTCTATAGTATTTTCATACCTAGTTATATTATCAACTTCTTGAATCTTTAAGAAACCATTCGCTAATATTGTACTAGCTTCAAACAACTTAAATCTATCACTATTATTGAATGATAATGATTTGAAATAAGTTGTTAAAGTTATCTTAAGTAGATTATTTTCTTTATCCTTATTGAATATACTATAAGTAGTAATAAACTCTTTCTCAGAAGTTTCTTTATTAAGAATAGTAGATACTTTAGTTAAGCACATACATCTTTGAATCTCGTTTATTCTATTTATTATACTATAATCACCTACATCAATTTCTTCTACATTAAAATATTTTATACCATATACTATATTCTTTGAACCAATACCAGTTAAATAACTGGCTATCTCACCATATAATGGTAACATCTTTACATTTAATACGTCTTGGTCTAAATCACAGAAGTATCTTTCATCATATGTAGTTACATTATCTTCGCATTCCGTTTCTGGGATTTCTTCTTCAACAGTAAATGCCCAGATTAACCATGATTTAATTTTACTTAAAGTATCTTTAATCCATTTCATCTTCGTCATCCCCTTTGTTACTATTATATAATTCTATTAATTCTCCATTAAGATTCTTATAAACTTTATCTGAACTTGATGTATAAATCAAATCAGTTGTAAGTCTATTGGTTGTATCTAATCCGTTATCTACTATATCTATTTGGAAATCACAACCAAGTAATTCCATCCAACAGCAGAAATATACAACAGACATCTTTGTCTTATTCTCTAATGCAGCTTTCATATTAGGTAATACATATTTCTGGTCTGTCTTACCTTTTAATCTATTTATATCTATACCTTTAGTAATGATAGTATTCTTAACTATCTTTTTCAAGAAGTCATCACTCTCGTTAATTATCGGTACATAGAAAGATGCCGCTGCATTCATATCCTGAATTTCTTTCTCGTCATATAATACTTCATTAGGTTTAGTCTTTTCTATGATATTTACTAAAGAGATATCTATCATATTATTTACACTAAATTTCTCTTTAATTTCATCATCCGGTATTGAATAAACTATGTTATTTCCTTCATACCAGAAATATGGATATTCATCACAATTCTTTGGTTTTCCCACACTACAGAAAATCCAAATATATCCATCATCGTCAAGATAGCCTTTACCATCTTCATAATCTGCTTTTGAATCAGTTATATAACCTACTACAGATACTGCTCTCGCATTACCACTTACATATTGTGGAAAATTGATTTTGTTTTCTTTCTTGCTCATTTTTTAACCTCACTTTATTTATTTTATTTACATCTCAGGTATTGTATTAGTATACCTAAGATTAGTACTAGTTGATTCAACAGAATCTATTTTTACTTTAGATAAATTCTGTTGAGCTTGAGTATTATTTTTTATACTTTGATTATTAGTTTTACCAGAAATATTAATATATGTATTAAACAATTCTGTTGATAGAGTACAGAAATTAATTCTCTCTAATTCATATATGAAATAAGATAATTCTTCTGTAGTCATAAATGAATATATACTAACATCATTCCTTAATATAATAACAATACCCTCATAAACCATATTGTCTGTTGGTTTGATTACTAATGGTTTAAATTCCATCATATCATTATATACAGTAGTATGAACTACTTTATATTCCTCAGACTTATCAGTATTCAATTTTAAATTCTGTTCGTTATCATAATAGAATAATCCATTATCCGAACACATATTTTTTAGTAACTTCTTTAATTTGTATATTAATAAAAATACATCCTTTCTAGACACAGCTATAGTTTTTAGTGTCTTATTAGTTTCTTTCTTGTAATCATACTTATTTCTAAAATCAAATTCTAAATAAGGATTGAGAGTAAGTCTAATATACTCATTACCTATCCATGTAGATATTGTCATTACATCTTGTGTATTAGGTTCATCAGTAATTTTAGTATTTAATCTCATACTTACCTTTAAAGAATTTCCTATAGAAAAAAGTAATGAAGATATAACAACCTTCATATCAGCTTCCTTTCCATAAAAATAATATGTGAATACAAAAAAATAATATATAAGATAATAGTTTAATTGATTATTGGTTTAAAGGCTAGAGTATGAATAAACATACTCTAGCCTGGGATGTAGAGATTAGTCACAAATGCCAATCTCAACATCCCACCAATCATCATCGTCCCCAAGCTGATAGCGGTTATCAATCCATAAAATTTTCCACATAGAATACCACCAGCCTTTCTAAGATGATTACAAATACACACATGATGGCACTACCACCAGCTATGTGTTGAGAGTCAAGTAACTCACTATAACTCTCAGTAAAGATAAACTGTCCACTAGTAGCATTATATATTGCTACCAATGTGACAATAAATTGTACAAGATAGATAAGTCTGAACACAAGGCTCACTACCTTGCTCTTATCTATCTTATACTTTTTCTGAGGCTTTCTTCTGTTCACAACTTCGATGATAGTAGCCTCAGTTTCACTATCATCTTTGTGATTGTACTGTGGTAGGTATGTAAGTCTACCACTTTTCTTAAACTCATTACTCATATTTTTAACCTCCAAAAATATTTATTTTATTTTATTGCCTGATACCCAAAAGTTACGAGCGATATCAGGCAATAATTATTTTAATATGAGTAAATCAGTCCCCTGTCGGAGCTATTTACACAAAAATAATATATACCTAGATATCGCTGATTTACGGATAATTAGAAAGTAAATCTATATCCGTTCTTTATTGTTTGATTGTCACCTTTTTCAATATAGCCATCTTCATACAGTTTATCAATCGCTTTATTGACTTCTTTCTTACTCAGACATAATAAATCAGCTAATGCTTCTTTATCTATCTTTTTAAAGTTCAATGGGTCTTGATGGTCTTTGTTTAATTTCTTTGGAACTGTATATCCATCAAGCTGAGTAAGCAATGCTAAGAAGACTCTAAAGTCTTTCTTATTATAGTCCACATTGGTAGCCATATCTAGTAATCTTTCTCTAGATACAGATACTGTTTGAATTTGTTGATAAGTATTCCTATTGTTTGCCATAATAACTTCCTTTCAAATAAATTATTTTGTTACTAATAGATATTATATCACAACAATTACACTTTCGATTGCTCTTGATAATGCTGTATATATTAATTTCTTTCTATCTTCTGGGTCCCTCATAAAATCTTCATGCATATACATTACTTTTCCATATTGACTTCCTTGTGATGAATGACAAGTAATAGCATAAGCATATTCCATCTTATCATAAAAGAAACCAAAGTTATTCTCTACAGTTTCCTGTCCAGGTATAGCATACATATGCTTGTAATCAAATTCTATGTTCCTGAATACACTTTTCGTGAAATCAGGTCTAAAATCCATCTTCATAGTTTTCTTATTAAAAGAATCTCTGTAGATATAATCAACAAAACCAGCTGTTCCATTAGTTAGATATATTCCACCTTTTAAACACTGATTCCAGTTATTCTTTCTACAAATAACTTTTTCTCCTATATGAGGATACTCAAGTTTCTTAATTCCTTTAATATATTCCCTACAGTAATTATTAATATTATACCTTAATCTATTAGTACCAGTAATAATCATATCTGTATTTTTAAAATGAAAATCAGTTATTTCTGATTTCTTTATAATAGAAGAATTTCCATATACTCCATATTTTAATTCTTTTCCATCTAGTACTTGTCTACATAACCATATTATAGGATTACCCTCAGCCTGTCTCATAATCTGAGTTAATCTTACATCAGGATTTTGTAAGAAGAATGGTTTTCCAAATACTGGGGGTAATTGGTCTAAATCTCCTAATATAATAATTGGTATATTAAAAGACATTAAATCAGTTCCAATTTGTTCATCAACCATGGAACCCTCGTCTAACACTATTAATTTTATTTTCTTACTAATATGGTCTTTTAACTCAAAGAAATGCTTTAGTTTAGGTTTACCATTTTCTTTGATTATCATATGACCATTTTCATCTCTATCTATAACTTCTTTATATTCATATATTGCTGAATGTATCGTTTTAGCAGGTAATCCATTTCTTTGTAATATAGAAGCAGCTTTACCCATATATGCTACGAATAATACATTCTCTAATTTTAATCCAAGTCTTTCTATAAAATATCTAACAAGAGTAGTTTTACCAGTACCAGGACCACCAGTTATTTGAAATAACTGATTATCTCTAGAATGCCACCAATGCTCTAATTCATATATAGCATAGACTTGTTCTGTATTTAACTCTATTCCCATAATTACCTCAATTCATTATAGTTATTAAATACAAAGTGTTTATGAAAATTAATAAAAAAAGAAGTTAGTTGGATTAACTTCTTTTTTTTATTAAGCTTATTAATTACTTTTCTATAGGAATGGGATATCCAAACGCTTCAGCAAAAGCTTCTAAGAAATCTTTATACTTCTTGTAATTATCATATGTGAATGATGAATTTACAATAATTTTGTCTGAAGACTCTCTTCCCCATTCAGCATACTGACCATCGAATGATATTATGTGTTTACGTATTCGAAAATCACCAGTATCATTTATAAATTCATCAAGATGACCATTGGTGCCTCTAAAATCGAAATCAATACTTTCAAGGGTTGAGCCATCTTCATTATTGATTTTAAATCGTTTACCAACGAAGATATATTTATATAAGTCTTCTTTCTTAATTCTATCATTTTCGTCCATTTCTTCAATAGTTAATATTTCGACGTCTTCGGTGTTATTCCATTTATCTATAAAATCTCTATCCAATTCTGTAAAATTAGATTTTTGTATATTCATATCTTTATTATATAGATATTTTTTACCATTCCAATCAATACGGAATATATATGGTATTTCTGTATTACGATAAGTGCGATGATATTCTATAAAAGCATCTCCATTAATACCATTATACTCGAACGTTATTTCAGTAAACTTAATTCTAGTTTCTTTATTAAATATTTCTCTTTCAACAACATTGTTCAATCCCTTAAATAATTCTGCCATAAAAATCTCCCTCTCCCCGTTAAGCCTGATAGGACATCTATTGAATTATGAAAATTAATAAAAAAAGTAGATTACTTACGATATTCTATCAATAAACCACAGTCGGTTATCTGCTGGATATATTCCGTCAATATATCAACCCAACTTCCTATAGAACTATCGTATACATCTAATTGATATTCAATTAATGCAATACTTTTCATAGATTCTATCATTTTAATTACCTTTTTAATAGAAGACTTCATACAACAACCCCAACCTTTAGGTTCTTCTATCACGTAATACTTCTCAATAATATTATTTAAAATTTTACTAGCATCATAAATTGCTCTATCATTAAGATTATATAGTGCTTCGTATAATCGCTGAACTCCTAATGTAATACGTAGTAATTTCTCATCAGTACATAATGCTGATAAACCATCTAAACTACAAACTTCATTATATAATTTGATAGTATCTAACATAAAAACTCCTTCTCCCCGTTAAGCCTGATAGGACATCTATTGAACTATTAAATACAAGGTGTTTATGAAAATTAATAAAAAAAGAAAGCCACTCTAACCAGCTTTCTTTTTTTCATGTATTATCCGTTCTCAATCATTTTGTACTTCATAGCAGACTCAGCACAATCAAGTGCAAAACAAACCCATTCAGGTACTGTTAAGTCTTCATAATGCTTAATGTTCTCCGCATAATGATCATCAGTTAATTCGAGACCGAGACCAATTAATGCATCGCATATGTGTGAAAACATACATCTCATAGCGTCTTCCCAGCCTTCTGGAATATCATCTGCTATAGCTAAATCAGTAAGGTAATCAAACTCTTCATCATTAATTTTCTTATAGAAAGCTTGTAACCTATCACATCTATCATTTGGTATAAATGCTGATACAAAACCCTTCAACTCAGTAGTCACATTAGTATAGAAGGGTGTGGGTAATCCGATATCAAGCATCCCAATCATTCTTTGTTGAGCATTTTTACATACACGATAGACTTTACTATTTAACATAAAACTCCTCTCCACCGTTAATGGTCGTGGTCACTCATTAAGTTTATTTTATTACTACAAATAAATATTATATTAATATCTTTTAATACCCTCTAAAAACAAACCCATAATCAGAAAGAATATAGAAAGGATTTATTGTATGATTTCAAGTATTGAATTAAATTATGATTTATCCGAAGAAGTAAACTTGGTTAATTTTGAGCAAGTTGTAGTACAACCTAATGTAGAGTTATTTGTACATATACCATCATTAATGCCTAATATTAAAGGTGGTAGTAAATCTACTTCTCCTTGTAATAGTGCAGGTTCTGGTGTTTTTAAGAATGCAAATAATAAACCATCTACAACTAGTAATACTTTACAAGAACAAAACTTCATGACTGCTAAATATTCATCAGATACTACAAGTGATACTATAAATACAGTAACTACAGCAGTTACTAGTTATCTTAAAGAAAGTATTGATAGTGAAGTACAAAGTATCTCTCAAAAGCAGTTTAAATATACTATTAATGCTAATTCTAAACTAAGAGGTAAATTCCTTAATGGTAAAATTAGTAAATTAAATTATTTCCCAACAACAGGAAGTGATACTGTAAAAGAAATTGTATAGAAAGGGGATTAAATGGCTTATATTCCATCAACAGTAGATGAACAGTATGAATATGGTAAAAGTCTAGAGATATCATATAGGGCTTTACATCATGATGCTTATTTACATGATAAGCAAAGTAATAGAACTATAAGAATTCCATTTATGTCTATACTTAGTAAATATAGAGATTTCTTAGATGAAATTATAGTAGAACAAGAATTAACTCTTGATGAACAAAGAGTATACAGATGGAATCCAAAGAAGATGTCAGAAGATTTCTATGGAACAACAGAATTCTGGTTTATGTTATTGGTACTTAATAACTATAAATCGGTAATAGAATTCCAACCAAAGAATTATGTGAAAATGTATGATACTGATAAGTTTAAAAGATATCTTAATGAGATAATGATTCTAGAAGATAAGCTTGGATTAATAACTTATTAAAAAAAAATAAGTAGATGGAATTATAACCATCTACTTATTTAATCTTATGATATCTCAGTATTAGCATTATTTATTAACATACGATATATTAGGAAATTAATATCACGTGGTCCAATTTCCGTTTCGCTAGACCATTCTTCAAATGATATAGATTTACTAGCTTTATCATAATTCAACTCATAATAAAAACCTTGTTTACATTCCGTATGTATTAATGCAGAAGCACCTTGTTCTGTTACAGAACATCTTAGCGTGGTAATCTGGTTATGTTCAATAGTTATACCTTTTTTTTCTTCAATTCATTTATTACTACATCTATAAATATAAGATTAAATTTATCGATTTCTTTCATTGCGTATTTTCCTTTTATAAATATTATTTTTACTTTGTTAAAAAAATAAGTAGGTGATTTTTACTCACCTACCTATTAATACTACTTATGACTCTTCTATACGATACCAGGCGCATTTATCCTTACATGTTGTTGCGACAATAGCCTCGTCTGTTGCATTCCTTACTGGAATAGCCCACAGTCCGTAAGCCTTCTTTTCAACTCCACTAAACATTCCTGCTACGATTGGTGAATCTGTAATTACCTTTCTCATTCATCTACCTCTTTCTCAATATTATTGAATATATTTATATGACCTGCTTTATCGAAATAAACCAGATTATATTTTCCGTTACTGCACAGTCCCATCATCATAGATGGAAACCATTCTACACCATCAGCTATTATAGACTGCATTGGTACGCTCTCATAATAATACACACATCTGGTGTATTTTACAGTACCATTGTCTAATAATAACTTTGGTTCTGCTGAAATATTGATTTCTTCAGTACCTTTTAATATGATTGGTATGATACTCTCATACTCATCAGATACTCTTTTGTAAATCATATACTTCATACCATTACATTTGACAAATCTTCCAACAGCAACCCATTCGTCACCATTTTTGTCTACTATAATATTCTTAGCGAATCTATTAAATAATTCTATCTCGCTACAAATATTCATTATCTTGTTACAATCATACATTAATTCAAACATTTTAAAATCCCCTTTCCTAATGAATTAATTTATTATTACATGAAAATATTATATAGATATAATTTAGAACAGAAGTTTAATTTTATTATTATGAAAGGTATAAATCATGAAAAGAATATTTGTTGCTTTAACAGCTAGTAGTGATGATAGCATAATTGATAAAATAAAAGAAACTCATTCTGATGATGAAATAGAAATATACATATCAGAAGCTAACATAGATATTGATGCTGAACCGAATAAATATGGTGATATATTGGATAAATTAAGTCATAGTGATATTGCTTATTTTTCTAAATTACA